AGCGTCACCGCGTCCCCCGCCCGACCCTGCGGCCGGACGCCCCAGTCGACGCGGTCGCCGACGATCGCCGCCAGCGCTGCCGTCTCCAGCAGCACCGCGCGCAACGCCTCTTCCATGCTTCAGCCCTTCTCTGCGGCTCGCCAGGCGCCTGCAAGATGATCGACCGCGGCGCGCACAGCTGCCGGCGCGGCGATCTCGAACGCGGGCCGCATGTACGGCTCGGGGGCTGTGTCCTCGGTCCCGAACTCGACCATCGATCCGTAGAACGCGGTACGACGCCGCGGCCCGACCACCAGGTCACGGCTACGGAAGTGCTGCCCGGCGCCGCTGCTGCGCCCGCCGAACCGCATCGTGATGCTGTCGCGCAGCGTGCCCGTCGCAACCGGCACCTGCAGCTTGGCCTCATCGATCAGGATCTGCCCGCCGGCCCGCAGCGCGGCCTCGATGACCTTGCGTTGCGACACCCGCGACAGCCGCGCCAGATGGCGATCGATCTTCGCGAAGCCTTCGATCCGCATGGTCGTTCTCACGGCCGCACGTCCGGCCGCGCCATCGCGGTGATCTCGATCCCGATCCGCCGCCCGCAAGCCTCCTTGGTCGCGACGACCTCATAGAGGACGCCCTCGCAAACCAAGCGGTACGTGGCGTCGATCGACGCCGTCAGGCTGTCCCAGCGCACCAGGAAGCGTGTTGTCAGTTCCTGCCCCTGCTGAGCAGCCTGGCGGCGCTCAGCGTCCCTAGCGTCGGTTTTTCGGGCCCAGCGCTTGCCTACCGTGACATCGGGGCCCGGCACCTTCGTCATTCCGTCATCCACCGGCTCACCCGGCCGTACGATCGCAACCCGACGATCCAGCTCGCCTGCCGCGATGCCGGAGCTCACGTGTAAACTCGGAAGGGCTGAAGCAGCATCTCCACAGCCCGCGGCATCGCGACATCGTCGCTGCCGCGGTTGCGGTAGAGGTGTTCCGTAAGCATCAGCACGGCAACCCGGATCGCGGCGGGCAGCGTCGCATAGCCTGCCCGGTACCGGATCAGCACCGTACGGCTGCGCCCACGATACGCTGGAGTGCGCGGCCATTCCTTCGACCATGCCGTACCGAGCAGATCGTCGCGTAACTCGTATGCCGCGGCGTCCAGCGTCCGCCATTCGCCGACAGCATCCTCGTACCGGATGCTTTCGATCGACAGCACCGGCGCATACGGCAGTTGGATTGGGTCATAGACAAACGCGTCGAGCCCAGCCTCGAGGACCTGCTCACCGAGCGACCGCCCCAGCCAACCAGCAGGACCGTCGATCTGCGCGCTGGCCGCGGCGATCAGACCCTCTATCAATGTGTCCTCGTCATCACCGTCGACGCGGAGGTGCTGCTTAGCTTCCTCCAACGTGACGAGCGGCTCGGCCGCTGTGACGACGAGGACCCGCTGCATCACGCGCTCCGCTTCGCTTCGATCGCCTTCACCAGCTCGGCGATGGTCGCGTCATCGCCCTGCGGCACCTCTGCCTTCTCGTAGGCGGCGATGACGAGCAACTCGTCCTTGCTCGCCTTGTTCAGCGGTTTCTCGCCAAGCTTGTCGGCAGAATAATCGAGCGGCTTCTTGGGCGGCTTCTCGCCAAGGACGCCGAGCTCGACCAGGTGCTTCACTTCGTTCTCGTCAGCCTCACGCTTCTCGCCGGGCTGGTGCTTCGTGGTGCCGCTGACGTGCGGTTCCAGAACATAGAAGGTCTTCATCATGCTCTCCAAGGTTGGGTGGGCGACGGTCCGCGCCGCCCACCGCAGGATCAGGCGTTGGCGAACGGACCCTTGATGAGCGCGGCAGGGCGCTTCACGGCGAGCGCCAGCCGCTCCTCGCACCGCATGGTCAGCAGATTCTTTTCGAAGTCGTCGGCGTTCTCCGACGAGATCAGCACCTCGGGCTTGAGCCGATCGTACAGGGTGGCGGCGACCTTGAAGGCGCCGACCAGGAAGGTGCCCTGTGCCATCGAAACGGTCGACACGACGCGCTTGCCCCACAGCACTGGACCGGCAACGCCGGTCGGGTTGGCGAAGATGTAGCGGCCGTTCGCGTCCTTGGTCAGCTCGATGTCCGTCCAGTCCGTCTCGTGCAGCACGATCGCGTCGGCGGGATAGAGGCCGAGCGACGCCTGGAGCATCGCCAGCCGAAGCTTGTCCATCTTGTTCGGTGCGGCGATCGTGATACCGGCGGGCGCGGCGTAGGCGGTCGCCTGCGGGTAGAGGCCGAGCAGGTTCTCGCCGGTGCCGTCCCCGAGCAGGATTTGGCTGTCCTCTGCCAGCGCCAGACCGTAGCGCATCTCGGCATCGACCTCGGCTTGCAGGCGCGGGGCGTCATCGAGCGCCTGCCGGGTCAGCTTCGCGAGATGGGCGATGGTGCGCACCGGCGCGGTCGCGCGCGTCCAGCCATAGTTGCTGTACGGCTTGGCCTGCCCCTCGCCCACCGGACGCGCCTGGTTGTCGCGCACCGACTGCTTGGGATAGTCGACGGACCCGGTCTCGATCGGCATGACGGTCAGCAGATCGCGCATGATGACGTCCGGGCGCCGCGGCATCTCGACCGGGTCGGTCTCACGCTGCGACACGATGAACCCACCGGCCGAGTTGTTGGCGGTAGTGATCGCCTTCAGCTCGATGCGTGCCGACGGACGCTCCTTGCTGGCGAGCGCCTTGATGCCGTCGCTCTCGGCGACCTGCATGCCGAAGCTCTTCACCTCACTGCCGAGGCCGGCGCCGCCCGGCCGGGTCATCTTCTGCTCGACGTCGTCGAGCCGAGACTTCAGCTCGTCGACCACGTTGAGGCGAAGCAGCGCCTTGTCCGCCTCCGACTTGGTCTCGCCCGACAGGTCGCCGATACGCTTGACCTCGCCCTCGGCCTTCTCGGCAACCTTCCGCACGTCGCTGAGCGACTTGTCGAACCAGGACTTCAGCTCGGTGCCGATCTCGCCGGCCGACTTGCCTTCGAGCGACGGGAATGCATGCCCTTCCGGGCCGCGCATGTAGCGACCGCGCGCGCGCTCGGCAGCGGTCATCGATCCGAGCAGCGCCATCGCGCCGCCCATGAGAGCAGTCTTTCGCATTGTGGTGCCCTTTCAAGGCAAGAGAGAGAGGATCAGCCGCGCCACGGACTCAGAAGTTCGGCCAGCACGCCGTTCGCCTTGACCTCGGGCTCCCCCCGAAGGTGCGGCGTTGCCTTGGCCGCGATTGCCGCTGCCAAGGATTTGGAGAAGCCGCCTGCGTCTCGCAGGAACTCCTCGAACTCGCGAACGGACGGCATCCCGCCGGCCTCCACGATGGACTTGATCTGCGTCACGACGGCGCGCTCGTTCATGCCGACGGGCACGAGGGACACCTCATGCAGCGCCAGCTCGTGCAGCTGACGGGTCTTGCCCTCGAACTTGTGGCGAAGGGTCTTGTAGCCGATCGACAGGCCGCTGAGCGCGCCGCTTTCGACCAGCGCGTGCGCGTCGCGCCCGGCGTCGGACTTGACGGCGATCCGGCCTTCCACGTTCAGGCCCTCGCCCGTCTCGTCGAACTTCGCCCAAGCGCCGACCGGGCGCTTGTGGTCGTGGAACAGCAGCATCGGCACGGTCGTCCGACCGGCGATGGCCTTGGTGAGCGCGCCCGGCATGATCAGGTCGCCGCCGTGATCGACGTTCCCGTAGCTGGCAGCGATGCCCGCGATGTAACCCGCCTCGTCGATCGCCTTGATCTCGAAGCCGAAGCCGATCTCGCTCATGTCGATGTCCTCAGATTGGCTCGCCGGGCGCCGGTTGCACGGCGCGGGCGGGTTGCTTGCCGAGCTGATCGAGGGTGATCAGGTTCGACTGCACGGTGAGCATGTCCGCGCCGGGGCTCGGATCGGGTGCCAGGTTCTCCTTCGCGCGCATCTCATTGCGCTTCATCACCCCGTTCTGGCCGAGCGACGAATAGAGCTGCGCACGCGCAGCGCTGTCGGCGCGTAGCAGGCTCTCGACGTTGTGCTGCACGTACAGCCGTCCCTGCTCGGCGGGCAGGATCAGCTGCTTCTCGATCGCCTGCTCGACACGCTCCAGCTCGGTGCCGAGGCCGAGCGTCAGCCATGCCAGCACAAACTGCTCGATGCCGCTTCCCCACATGGTCTGGCCCTGCGCGGAATGCCCGATCAAGATCGGGAAAACACCGAACCAGCGACAGATTTCTTCGACCGAAAAACGCCGCGTATCGAGCAGCTGCGCATCCTCGGGGCTCAGGCCGAGCGCCTTGAAAGAGAAGCCAGGCGGCAGCGGCATGATCTTGCCCGCCTGCGTTGAGCCGGTGAACTTCTGGAACAGCGCGACCAGGCTCTCGCGCTGTTCGTTCGTCGTCCGTGCACCGGGCTGATCTTCGACGAAGCCAGAGAGTTGAAGCCCGTTGGCGAAGGTGGAGCCTGCGACCTCCTCCGCTGCGAGAGCCGTGGCGATCGTCTGCCGGCCATAGCCGATCGGCGACAGCCCCGAATCGCCGCCGGCACCGAAGCCCCGCAGGTGGAACACCTCGTCGCTACCAAGGTCCTCCTTACCTCCGACGCGGTAACGCCTCTCGCCCGAAGGCGAACGATAGACCGACACGGCGTCGGGCGAGAGCGGCCACAGCGCCACGACCTGCCCGTCACCGCGACGGCCGATGCGGGCGAAAGCATTGCCGCGCAGGTTGAGCGCGGTGATCTGCCCTTCCCAGAACTCCATCGGTGTCTGGTCGGCGTTGGGGCTGATCGCCATCACCCGGTAGAGAGGATGATCCTCGGCAGCTTCGCGCTGCAGGGCCGACGTGCGTCGGTAGACCTTCCGCCCACAAGACGCGATCGTGCGCGCATTGAGCCGAACGGCAGCCCATGCCGTTGAGAGCTGCATGGTGGTGTCGGCGGTCACCCGCTTAGCCGCGAACGTCCCGCCGCCGGATGCGATCGTGTGCTGCACATCGCGCTGGGCGCCGTCCAGCTTGGCCGGCGCACCACCCATTACTGAGTGCATCCAACCTGTGACCACCGAGGTGATAGTCACGCGAACATCGCCCCGGCTGCGAGGAAGCCGTCGATATCAACCATCGTAGCCTCCGGGTTAAGTGTCATCAGCGTGGCGGCCGAGAACATGGCCGCGACAGGATCGATCTTGGCGCTCGCCGATTGCTTCACGATCGACACGCCGCTGGTGCCCCGCGGCTCCTGCTTCACGTTGCCGATGCACCAGGTCATCAGCTTCGTTCCGCCGTGGCGCACCGTCCGCGCCGCGCATTTGCGCGCCAAACCTTTGATGACGCTCGTCAGCCGCCAGCCCTGCGGGATCGCGCGAAGCTGATCGTCGGCGAAGCCGTTGCGGGCGAGCTCGTCGACGATCGCCGCCACGCCCGCCGGGTCGAGGCCGACCGCGTCCTTGTCCGGCAGCAGCCCGGCGTCCCGTACTCGCACCAGGACCTCGACCACGCCGCGGACATCGTCGGTGAGGTCGTCCTCCTCGGCATCGTCACCCTCACCGACCGCGCCAAGGTCCGCTTCGTCCGGCATCTCGCACCGGGTCAGCGTCTGTTCGTCGACCAGCTCGTCGAGCATCGTCGCGATGTCCTGCCGCCGCTTCCACACGATCGACCAAGCCCAGGCGTGGCACCAGATCAGCCAGCGCTTGCTGCCCTTCTCTCGGCCGATCAGGCATAGCCCCAGAAGGTCGTCGAGCCCGCCACCATCGACACCGCCGACGATCACCTCACTCCGCGCGATCAGGTCGTCGAGCGACAGCGCCGGGATCGCGCATCGTGGCCAGAACTCCGATCCCTGCCAGCGGTCACGCGATAGACGTTGGCCGATCTCGACGTTCAGGTACTTTGCCAGGACGATCTGCTGCGAGGTGTCGCCGTCCTCGCCCTTGCCTTCCGCAACCTGTTTCAGCTTGCGCTGGATGAAGCTGACGGACTGCGACCGCCCGAGGTTCGGATTGGTGACGTAGAAGTTGGCAGGGTCGAGATACGCCTCGTCGTCGCGCATCGCTTCGGGCCACTCATAGAGCATCCCGAAGCTGCGCGGATCGTCGATTGTGCCGTCGCGGACCCCGCGGAAATAATCGAGCTTGTCCTTGAACACGCCACGTGGGCGCTCGTCGCTATGGGTCGTCAGGTAGATGACGAAGCCCTCGGGCCGCGATGCGAGGCCGCCAGTGCCCTCCTCCAGCATCGACTCGGCGTTGTTCTGCTTGCCGAAGATCCACAGCTCGTCGACCAGGACGAACCCCGCCTTGCTCCCACCCACCGTTCCCGTGTCCGCCGCGATGACCCGCAGCTCGGCGCCGGTGACGCGATGCTTGATCAGCCGCTGGTTGTCGACGACATGCAGCACCCGCTTCAGGTCGGGATCCGCCCGCACCATCGCCGCGGCTGGTCCGAAGCTGTTTCCTGCCACCTTCTGGGTCGGCGCCAGGATGCTCAGCGCCGCGTCGTGCCGCCAGTTGCGGATCAACGCGGTCAGCATGATGCCGGCCGCGATCGTCGACTTGCCGTTCTTCTTACTGATGAGGAGAAGGAACTCCTCGATCAGCCGCCGCCCAGCGTTGGCGTCGTAGGCGCCGAAGATGGCTCCGACGAGATCGAACACGAACGGCTCACAGGCTTCGCCGAATGTCGGCTGGCCCGCGACATCCACCATCCTCAGCGACTTGAAAACGTCGAGCGCGGCAGCCGCCTCGCTCGGGAACAGCGGCGCGAACGGCACCAGCGTTTCGCGCTGAACGATCCGGCGCTGCCAATCCGGGCAGGCCGTCGTCCAGATCGGAGTAGCGTCCATCACGCGTGGATCAATTCAGCAGGCCAGGCGGCGGAGCTGGCGGCTCGAACCGGCCGCGCACGTCCGCAGCATCCTGCTGCGCCTGCTGCTTTTTGCCGATACGCTCCGGCGCCGGCGCTCGCGCGCCCCGCGACACCTTGTCTGCGAGCGCATCAAGCTTGGCCTTCTCCAGCCGACGGCCGAGTTCCTTCTCCGCCGAGACACTGCCGCCCTTGGCGCCCTCGTTGAGGCGCGCGAGCTGCACCATCTCGAACCGGAGTGCCGCGGCCTCTCGCTGCGCGACCTCGGAAGAATAATGCTTTCGGAGCGTCGGGACTGAGACCCCGATGCCGGTTGCCGCCTCTTTGACCGTCAGGCCACGCGCAAACGCCAGAAGCACCTTGTTGCTGTTTTCAACAGACCAGCAGTGCTCAGGCCTTCCACGGCCTTCACGGCGCGCGCTGATCGGATCGCCGAACAGGTCGACCTCCGAAAAACCCGCGTCGCTCAAAAAAAATCTCCAGATGCGAGGACCAGTGGTCTAGGGGCCGCGATCCCTCCGGACTTTACACCCCCCCCTCCCCGTCAGGCTTCGCCCCGAGCCTCCGCCCGTTGCTTCGCGCCGTCGTGGCATGGCTTGCAGAGGCACTGGAGGTTGCCCTCCTCCCAGAACAGCTGGTCGTCACCGCGATGCGGGCGCCGATGATCCGCGACCAGCTTCGACGTGTCCGCCTCGACCCGGCCGCAGCCCGGCCATTGGCAGGTGAACAAGTCGCGCAGCAGCACCGCCATGCGCAGCTTCTGCCACCGCGCCGTCTTGTACCACTTGCGCCAGCCCTGTTCGTCGCGCCGTCGGTCGAACGCCTGCCGATCGCCGGCGGGCAGCGCCTGCAGCCGCGACGGCAGAGCCCCGATCCGCGACGGCAGGCTCTTCAGTCGACCCACGCACGCACCCGGAAAACGCGACGGGCACCGAAGCCGAAGCTGCGGTGCCCGTCGAGGCTTAGGAGAGGATGCCGTCCCGTTCCCGAAGGCCCGTCCCAGCATGGCAAGCAATAGACGATTTCGAGGCGATAGGCGGACAGAAGAATTTACAGCGACGGCAGTTTCACCCCGTTGACACGCTGCCGCTAGCATTTCGGCGGGTCAGCGCGTGGCAGACCGCAGTGAGCGCGCGTCCATACCGCTTGCGCAACCCCTCCGACCCGTGCGCCAGCCCCAGCCGCTGCATGATCTTGAGCCAGGACACCTCGCGCTTGCCGCTGGCGAGCTGCGCCAGCGCCATGCCCACGATGCGGCGATCATCCGGGCTGACCGCGTCGAGCCACCCGAGCGCCTCCTCCATCTCCGCGACCTCGATCCGCGTCAGCGAGGCTGGACGGATCGGCGCGGCCGAGTGCCCGTCGACCCCAGCACCGCCCCAGTCGCCCGCCGCGATCTCGCGCAGCACTTCGGGCCATCCCGACTTCAGGTGCAGCCACGACGCCTCGCGGTCACCGTGACGCCAGCAGACGATCATCGCCTCGACCAGGCGCTGTTCAACGGCCGCAAAGGTGACCCTTCCATCCGTGGAAGCATCCTCACCAAACCTTCCGCCCCGATCACCCTCGTAACTCATTATAGAACAGCCTTTATTTTCTCATGATGGAAGGTTTGGAAGGATTGGAAGCTTTCACGTAAGTTTCGCTTCGCCTGCGCCCGCGCATGCGCGCACTTGTGCCGCAATGTGCCGATGATCCTTCCAACCCTTCCAAAGCCTCAGAAAACCGCGCTTTTTCCCTTCCGCAAACATTCCGCCACCCTTCCAAACCGGAAGGGTCAGCCAGCCACCGCCTATGGCGGCATGTCGTCGAAGCCGGGATCGGGCGGCAGGCCGTCGTCCTCGCGCCGACCCGCATCGGCATCAGCGTCCAGCACCGCGCGCACATGCCCCTGCGCGTCGACGAAGTCCGACACGCCCTTGATCAGGCGGATGTCGAGCCACTGGATGCCGTTGGACTGCTTCTTCTTCAGCCCCTTCTCCGCCAGCGCGGCCGAGAAGCCCTTGTTCGACCACTCGCGCTCGCCCGCGGCCTTGCACCACGCCACGAACACCTCGTGCAGGTGCGAGGACTGCACCTTCGCCCCGGACTCGTCGGCGACGCACATGCGCAGGAAGCGAGCGAGCGGATCGCTTTGGTCACGATACGCGGCCGTCGCCTCGGTCACCGCCTTCGGCTCCGCCAACCCGTTCGACAGATAGTCGAGCAGGCCGCGGACCAGGTGGTTGAGCACCCCCGACGCCTCCTGCCGCTTGATCTTGTTCGCCAGATCGATGTCCAGCGTCGGCCAATTGGCGACGCCCGGCTCGGGCTTGAGGATGTTCCGTTCCCACGGGATCAGCTTCATCCGGCCCCAGATGCCGTCGTCGGTATCCGGGATTTCGAAGCGGGTGTTGCCGCTGATGATCAGCTTGAACAGCGGATTGAGGTCGAAGAACCCGCGATGCAGGTTGCGCACCGGGATCGGCTCGCCGCCCGTCACCAGCTTGATCAGCGCGCTGTCGAGCTTCTCGTTGCGCCCCGGCTCCGACGTCCGCAGCATGCGCACCCCGACCAGCTTGGCGAGGTCGGGCGACGCCGCATCACCGCGCTTCTTGATCCCTTGGTCGAGGAACGACCCGATCGGGATGGTACCCGAATAGTCGCCGGCGACGTAGCACCAGCTCTCGATCGTCACGCCCTTGCCGTTGCGCCCGCGCCCGTACCAGAACCACAGCTTCTGCTCGCCGGCATCGCCGGTCAGCGCGTAACCGCCCACCTGGTGCAGATAGCGCCGCATCGCCTCGTCCGGCTGCGCCCAGGCGAACATCCCATCGTACAGCGGGCTCTTCGCCTTCGGATCATACTCGACCGGCGCCAGCTTCGTCAGCATGTCCTCGCGCCGGTGCGGCGTCAGCTCGAGCGACGCCGATCGCGTTCCATCCGGCGCCGTCTCGCGCGTGAACCGTAGGGTGCCATTGCGCACGTTGACCGCATAGGGGTCGTGATCGAACGCGCCGATCGGCGCCGTCAGCCACTGGCGGGCGAGCGTTGCGATCGCGGCGGGCTTCCCCGCCACTTCCGACTGCCGACCCCAGCCGCGCAGCAGATCGCACAACCGCACGAACCGCGCGCCCTTCTCCATCCACCGATCGAGCCCGTGCGGATTGCTGTCGTCCTCGAGGTCGAGTTCCTCCTGCTCACCGCCCCGCGGGCCGGTGAGCGTGCGCAACCGCCAGCGGATGCCCGTGCCCTCGACGAACTGCGCCTCCGACTGGATCGCGCGCACCGTTTCATAGACCGCCGCGATCACCTCGGCGGGCGGGCTCTTCTCGTCCTGGTCGAGCACGCGCCAGCGCCGCGAGTCCCATCCGAGCCAGCCTTGCGTGGTGGTGAAGCGGTAGTCGGCGCCGTACCGGTCGCGAAACCGCTCGGCGATGCCGAAGTCGGTCATCGGGTAGCCCGAGCACTTCATGGTCAGCAGCAGGGGCGCGAGATCGAACCCGCGGCCGAACCCATCCTCGAACGCGCGATCGACCTCGTCATCGGTCACCCCGACGACCGGTTCGATCGCGTCGCGCAGTAGCTTGCGCGCCGCGGCCTCATCCAGCAGCTCGGCCGCAACCCGCCGCCCGGTTGAATAGGCGAGCTTGGTCACCGTCTCAGGCGTTGGATCCAAATGTTCTATCCGCCGCGCGAACCACGCGGCCGAGGCGGATCGCAACCGCGCCCGGTCCCCCTCCCCCAGCGCTTGCAGGCCCTCCACCCTTCCATCCCGGAAGGATCGCTCGATTTCGCCGTCGCGATCGCGGCGGGCGGGCGCCGGACGCGCGGCGTCATCCGGTGTCGCGGAAGGGCGGAAGGATCGGTCCCGACGCTCCCTGCGGGAGCGCGACGCGGCCGCGATCTCGCCGAGATCGCGAGGGCTGCTGAGCCCGGCTGTCCAGCCGCTCGCGATCGTGGCGAGCAGCTGCGCATCATCGTCGCGGCCGGGATTGGCGCGGGCGGCCGCCTCGACGCATGACCGCGCGAAACTCTCGTCGACCGCGCCCGCCGCCACCAGGGAGGCGACCTTCAGGGCGCTCGCATTGAGCTGACCGTTGCGCTTGCCGCTGCCCGCTTCCTTGATCGCGCGGCATTCGCCCTCGACGGCGACCATCGCATATTTGCGCATGTCGTCATCGACGTCGCCGGCGATGCGCGCTGGACCCCGCTGCGGCGCGACCGACCGGTGGGCCACCGGTGCATCCTTGCGAGCCTTCGGTGCGCGCAGGATCGCGATCAGCTCGGCCGGCGCGTCGGCGATCACCTCGTCATCGCGCCAGTCGCCACGCGCATCGTACCAGCGATACTCTCCGCTGACCTCGCCTTGCGCGTCGTAGATCAGGCTCGGCGCGCCGATGACGTAGCCGCCCAAGCCTCGCACATCGACGTGCTCGGGCAAGTTGCCGCGGTTGCGAATCGGTACGCCCCCGTCATTGGGCTGCCGGAACCATACGTGCACGCCGCCCGATGGCGTCCGGCTGGTCAACGACGGCGGAAACGGCACACCCATCTGCGCCTCGAGCGAGGCCTTGAGCTCCGCCAGCGTCCATTCGCGCGAGCCGGTGACCTCCCCGGTATGCGGATCGACGACCTCCTCGATACGCGGGTCGAAATCGACCACGAAGCAGCCGTTCACCCCCGCCGGCACGCCGATCATCGCGGCGGGGTGCTGCTTCCACCAAGCGCGTATCCGCTGTTCGTCGGTGGTGGCATCCTTCAGGCCCTGCCCACCATAGGGTTGCTTCGGCTTCAGCGTGCGCGTCTTGCCGCCAGCTCCGCCGATCATGACCGTTTCCTCGCGTTCCCGGCACGGGAACACGGGCCAGCCGCGACGCGCGTATTGGAGTGCCGCCTGCCCCATGGGCGACGGCAACGACGAACCGGTCACTAATCGGATACCCTCACGAGGACGGCAGGCGAACCCGGCCTGCCAGCGGGCATCAGGCGGCGAGCAGCTGCTTCATCGCCGCCAGCCGCTCCTCCGCCGCTTCGGCGCGCGCCTGCCAATCGTCCCGCTCGGCGATCAGCGCAGGATCCTCACGCGGCGCCTGCGCGGCCTCGATCTGCTCGATCAGCAGGTCCGACAAGCCATCGAGCAGCACCAGCATCCGCTGTCGCGGCGACATCGCCTCCGGCACCGTCGGCTGGGCCGGTACGGCCGCGACACCGCGCTCGATCAGATCGGCTGCGGCCTGTCCCAGCGAGATGTCGTCGGCGCTGGCGCGCGCGACAACCGCCGCGATCGCGTTCGCCGCCGCGGCGGGCAGCATGATGGACTTGCCG